TTACATTCATGTCCGCTTGATATTGCTCTGAGGGATCATTGGGAGTTCTCACAACCACTTGGTTGGCGTGCAATCTCATGCTGTCCGCAATCAATGCTTTCATCTCAAACACCGATGCTGGATACATGGTGACCAATTCAAATATGGTCACTGCTTCATTCTTGATTCCTGGAAAGTCCAACGGGGTATTTTGTATTGGCGTTTTTTTGCCCTTAGATAGGCTTTTAACTTCGTACTTGGCCAATGCGCCTTCTAACTTTTTTCCAAAATCTTCGCTTAGATCGCCAACTACCTTGATTTTGTAGTTGTATTCTTTGTTTGATTCTGCTAGATATTGTTTAAAGTTTGTCATAATGCAGTATTTAGTCTTTTTTAAGTAGTTTCTTCATTAACTCGTTGCGGTCGCTAATGATCATACCTTCGCTTTCAACAGGTTCGTTGATGTCGTCCGAGCCGCTTTTGTCGATTTTGAGTTTTTTTAGCTGCAGTTCTACCATATGTAGCTTTTTGTCAATTTTTTGTGATTTTGCATCTATGGCATTGCGCAACATGGAGCTGGCAACTTCAAAAATACGTCCAGAATATCTGCTGTCCACGTTCATACCCAAATCCATGAGGTTTTTATAGCTCTCTTCAGCTTCCATGGCCAGTTTATCCAATTCAAGATCACTTAATTCTCCCAAACCCTTGACATGTGGCAGTGCTGCTGCTATCTTGTCAAACTCTTGGTAAGTTTTTTCCAATGCCTTGGCAGTTTGAGGATCCACATTCTTGGGTATAGTGGGTTTGTCCTTGTCTTCACGAGATTTTTCTTTGGCGTCCACTTTGGCGAATGCTTCCTTGACGTTTGGTAAATTAAGTATGTCTTCCAGCTTGCGTGTCATTGTAGATATTTACTTGCGTTTGCCCTGATGGAATAATTGTTCTTCGCTCAGCACTCGAAAAGTGATTCTATTCTGTCGAGCATATGCGGAGGCAGCTTCCCATTTGGCTCTGTTGATGATCACTTGTGTCTGTCGGCCAGCGCTTTTACCAGCTCGCTCCATGGAGGCCTGATTCATGGGCTTAACTTCTACCAGTTCAGCATGTTTACTACCATTCTTATCCACATAGACTATAAAAAAGTCTGGCACATAGATCGTATATTTGCCTGTGAGTGGATGACGATAGGGTATCTTGATAGACTCGCTGGCCCATTGATAAACATTAGGATGTTCATCACACAGTCGCATGAAAGAATGTTCCCAGCCGCTCCTATAGGTTGGCGATTTTGTTCCCACGTACTTGGCAGGATTCTTCATTATGAATTTTCCTCTAGCGAATTTCATTTATGCTTTGATGTTTCTAGATACGATATCTCTGCTGCTTCTATTATTTCTCACACCCAATCGACTGCTCTTGTATCTATTGGTGTTTAATACCACTGTGAGCAATTCATTCAATTGAACGGGATCTGCCTTGGTCAGGATATCTAGGATCTGTCCCACGGGCACAGAATCTATCTTGGCCTGTTGCAGGATAACATAGGCAGTCTCTTCTGCTGGTTGTCTGTCAAATCCTCTCCTTACAAAAAAAGACACAGTGGTGTCATAATCATTCACACTGAATTGAAACGGCTCAACATACTGTGTTTGGGTAAGATCATCGATGGTTTTCTGTAATCTATCTTTTTCTTTTTGTGGTAGATTGGTATAGAATTCTGACATTACAATCCTGCTCTTTCTGCAACAATAGCCACTTCGTTGCCCGCTCGGTTAATTTTTATAAAACCATCACTGACCAATTTTGTGGTATCAGTCAATGTTCTGCTTCTATATATTTTTTTAACATCATTGGTTGCTGCTGTATATTCTACTTCGCTTTGGCTAATGGTCAAACCTTTTCTTGATCCCACCTGTTTGTAATAAATTCCTGCAGCCACTTTATCCCTTGCAACCAAATTACTTTGAACAAGATTAAAGGATTCTGTGGGCGAAAGATACAATCGAGTGTCGAGAATCGGAGTTGAAATCACCCTGTTGTTTGGATTTTGTCCATTGCTTAAACTTTTTGATCCCGCTAATGCCGCGGCAGCAACACTGGCCACAGCCACAGTGCCAATAGAAAAACTGCCAACAGGATTGGTTATTGTGCCGGCTTGGCGGCCAATATCAATCACTCCCTCTTTCACTATACCTTTCAATTCTTCTTTCACTGCTTCTTTGGCTTTGATTTTTTTAGCATTGTTGTAGGTGTTTATGGCTCCAAGCACTGCCCCGAAGTAATTGCCTTCTCTAACGTTACCTATAACGGATCCAATACCATCCACGATCCCTCCAGGTCCAAATATAGATGTCGTGCCTCGTCCCAACACACTCAGAGGAGAAGGTTCTTTGTCGTAGTGCAGAGTTGCAAACCCCGGCACAGATACTCCATCGACTCTACCTGCCGTGTATATCACGGTCTCATAAAAGAGTTGCATGGTATTAGTCATCAGTCCCTGACCGTCTGTTTGATCAAGATTGTCATGACTGAAAGAACCAATGATTGGATTGACCAGAGTGAATCCCGTGAAAGTTTTTTTATGTAATACAAATATTTGAACTGCTTTCAAGAAAGGCTTTCCTCTTTTTTGTGCATTGTCCATTCCGAACTGTGTGACCACTTTTCTATTTTTGTCATGATACATGTCATCTTTGGCAATGTCCACTATCCCCGTGCTGTTGATAGATTGGGAATCTGCAATATTATATTCATAATAGGCCTTCCAAAAAGCGTTAACAGTATCAGCATGATCATCATGGAAAACAATATTTACAGGATTGTATTTTATTCTCGTGCCCACATAGACTTTTTTGTTGTATTGTAATCTCTCTTCTAGATTCATGTCATATTTGGGCAACTCACATGACTTGACCAACATGTTAAATTCTAAACGTTCATTATTGGTGAAAGGCCTAGCAGGTATGGTATTATCGATAGTGAACACCACATGAAATAGAAATTTTTGTTTGGGAAGTAATTTAAAATTGTCATCTATGTATAATCTACTAGCGTGTTGAAAGTCCTTCAATCCTGGAAGACCATCACTAAATCCTTTTAAAAAATTATTAATGCTTGGCATACTCTATATTTATAGTCACAAAAAAAGCGCCGTTAAAGGCGCTCTTTTTGCTATAAACGAAATGTAAAATTATATACCGCCGCCTGTGGATAGAGAACCGATAGTTCTTGTTACTGCTGTGCCGATTCCTGTGCCTTGCGGAGTTTGTATCGCGTTGTCGTATCTAACATTGAGTGTGATAGTTACTGGATCGCTGGTGTTGTAAGCCAATGTGTTGTAGTTCACTGATTCAACATAAGAGCCATAAAGTTCCCAAGTTTCTAGTATTCTAGCAGTTGAAGCACCATTACCACCATCCAGCATTTCAATCCTTGTGGTGAATTTATAATCGATACCAGCCGCTGCGGAAGCCTGTTCAAAGAAATCAAATTGTTTCTGGATCTGTTCTCCTACCAATTTAGAAACTGAATTGTTGACATCATCTCTCAGTGTCAATGTGATAGGTTCCCAAGTATGTTTGCCGGCTGCATAAACTTTAGAGTTGTAAACATCCAGGGTAACAGTATCAAAAGTCAAGTTTGGTCTTGTCACGTCCATTACTTGTTTTGTAATTTCTGATCTTGGAGTGGACACACCAAAGTTCTCAAGAATCACTCTAAAACGATATTGAAGTTTTGGCATCAACAAACCTTGTGACGCTGAACTTTGATCGTTTGCCAAAGGTACTGTAAATTTACTTAAAGTTGAAATTGCCATATTATACTCCTAGTTTCGCTATTTCGCCTGTGTTTTTAATTCTCAACGGTATGTAGATGAACTCTACCGATTTCACAGGTTCAATCGCTATGTCTACATATAGTTCGTTTCTGTCTATTCTAGCAGCAGTGTTGTTGGTCTCGTCACACACCACTAAGAAGTCATATAAGGCTCTCTGACCCACTAATTCTAACAGGAATGATTCGATAGCTGATTTGAGTTCATTTCTTGTCAAAGTATCGTTGGGTTCAAAAATAAACGGTTTAGCTATTTTGTCTAATTGTGTTCTCAGATAAACAGTTAATCTTGAAACGTTGATTCTATCTAGAGCTGAACTTGCTGTGGCTTTGGTCAAATTACCAAAGTTAACAATGCCAGTTCCTGAGAAGTTTGTGATTGGATTTATCTTGACAGTATGCATGCTGTCTCTCACTGATTCAGTTAACGATACTGTTTGGAATTCTCCTGTCACAGAGTCAATATATCCTACACCAGTAGCATTATCAATTACACCTCTTCTGGTACCAGCTGGTGCAAACCATGGAAATCCCACGTTGTCATTGTTAGCCAATACTCTCAAGATCATGTGACTTGATGGCACCACGATAGATTTTCCTGTGTTGTTTGTGGTTCTTCCTGATGGATAAAACACTCCCAAGTATTCGCTGGAAGTAACCAACCCATCCTCACCGTTGTCTGAAGCATTTGCACTGTTGTTCGCCCAGTTCGTAATTGCTGTTGCTGTGCTGGCCAATCTCAGTGGAGTGTCTCCCACTACGAATGCAGTGTAGTTTCTGTCAGCATTTAGATTCACCATTTCAGAAATCACTTCTGGATATCCAGGGCAAGCAATGATGTTGAAACCTCTTTGGTCTTCTCTGATTGCTTGGTTGGTACTGATTTCTGCTTTTAATTGTTGCACAATTACTTTCCTCACAGATTTTCTACCAAATGTGCCTGAACCATCGGCATTGTTAGCGTTTTTGGTCACCCATCTATCTTTGAAATATGTGGCCACGCTCTCGTTGCTGTTGAATCTTATGTTACCTTTGCCGCTAGATCCAGATCCTGGATATTTGACAGTGGTAATATAATTATTTTTGTATTCTTTTACGTTGTAACCAGATCTTCTTGTGTTCCATAACAGCATACCTTTTGGATATAGAGCTGGATCCGGTGCATCTGGATCTAAGAAGTTATCAGCTAGAAGATCTTTGATACTAGCAGCATCGCCGGTTCCGCCTTCTGAGTCTGTGTCTGTTCTTGTTGAATTTTTGTTCCATCTTGCATCAGCAAATAGGATACCGTTTTCTGTGGTTTGATCAGTTTTGTCAATCAACACAAAATCTGCACCATCAGTTAGTGTGGTATCATATCT